ACAATCATCTATTCAGGGACATCAGCCGGAGACATGCGTCGGGCATTCAAGGCAGCGCAGACATTCACCATTCGAACCACCGTGGCCGATTACAGATCCAGGACATCGAACCTAAGGCAGAAGCAGAAGGTCTGCGATCACGATGAGATCCACACCCGAGACCAAATCGAGGCAATCGCCGGTTGTGCATGGTGGAATTAGAGCGATTTGCGCACGACGCAAATACATGCGATTTAACGCCGTCAAATGTCAGAGTGGCCTATGGGGGGCTCAAACCAAAAACATCGCGGCAGATCGCGCGTAAACTATCAGAGATCGGCAAAGAACGCTTTGATCTCGGCCTCGTTCTTTCGACCGAGAGCAAGTTCGGTTGTCATCTCTTCCCATAGTAGTGCAGGGGGATGACCTCCACCTTGTGCAAGTCTCCATGCGATTCGAACTCTCTCGCGGGCGGACGCCTTAGGCATCTCGACGACTTCTTCGACTGGTTCCTCTACTGGATCCTCGACGACTTCCTCGACGACTTCCTCTACTGGATCCAGGCGAGCAATCAAGTCCGCCTTTGTTCCGTCTGTGTCTAATTCATTCTCTTCGCATAGCGCGATCAGTTCTTTCTTTGTCAATTTGGTTAGGTCTGTCATTTGCTTATTCCTCCCAGCGTAGTTGTACAGTTATGTGGACTCGGTATCCTTTGCAGTTTTCATCAGCACCCGGACCGCACTCTTCGTCAATCCACCTTAGATCAATACCTCCGAGACCCGACACATAAACCTGCTGTATGTCAGAATCCTCGACTCCAGCGTATCCGGATCCGGACATTGGAGTGGTTTGAGCGGGGGTATTGAGTACCGATTTGACTTCACGATACAACCCCCACCTTTTGGATCGCGTGGGTGCATAGAGGACTATGTCAAAGAAGGATTTCGATGTTCTCTTGCTTGTATCCAATTGCGCTGCATCATCTATGTGCAGGGTTGGTTGAATGCAGATCTGATAATTCTTCATCCTGCGATGTTCTAACCATCCTTCATTCACACTAACGACCCACACACCATCAGGCGAAGTGACGTTATTCTCAATGAGGTCTTTCAGAGCAGTATAGGGATCAGTTGTAGGTACAGCCATTCAATCACCCCATTATTCCAACGCTAACATTCCTGTCGAACGAGATGTCATTCAGTGCTGCCTCTGCTTCAGGCTTGAGTGCCTTCAATGTTTCAGAGTAGACTTGTCGCACTCTCTCTGTGCAGTTCTCATCCACCATCATCGTGCGGACTACCCGGACGCAGGTCATCAGGATCGCTGCTGTTCTTGCCTTGTGTGGGATTGTTGCAACCCCGTAAGAATATGTGACCTTGAGATAATCTCTGATCTCGGTTTCCCATCGATCATGAAACCGGACAATGCCGGCCTCTGAGTCTTGTAACCAGTAGTCATCAGTTCCATCACGCGCGCGACCTTGGTCGAGAGTCACTTCCGGGTCACCATCAGATCCAACCTTCTCTATGGAGGTGATTGTTGACACGGGTCGTTTGGAGAGAACAATGGTGTCCAATCCATGATGAACATCGAAGTATTCGACTTCGCCGGAAGTAACCCCCGAAAGAGTTCGGCGTGCGTAATTGTCGATCGTTCGAGACACGTCGGTGATGATAGTCGCTACGTCCGCAGACGATGGTGATGTTCCTGTATCGATAGTAATCCCGAGATAGGTCTCGATGTCACTTTCCGAACAGTAGTCTACCATGTGCTATCATCCTCCACGGAGCACTACCGGCTCAGCCGGTCAGCCCCGAATCAGTCTCAAAGGACGTTGCGGATGATGACGATGGCGTCGCTGTAGCGAACCGCGAATGCAAGATCCTGGCGTGGGATTAGCACAAACCTATCTGACTTCGGCTCGTCCTCGAAACCAATCGTGAATCGGCGAGCGGACATGCTCGGGTTACCAATCACGGGGCATCGGGTGTGAAGCAGTAGGCAAACGCTGAGGGTTCCACTTGCGTCGCCGGGATTGACTCCAGCGGAGGTTAGTGATCCATCAGGTAGTGCGGAGGTAGCCACGACTGAGATGCCGTAGACCTTGCCGATCTCTCCGGTGAGGATCGTTGCACTCGGGCCGTACTTGTCAACAGTCTGCAACTCGTCCCATCCCAGCATATCAGCCTCAACGCTGCGGGGAACCACCAATAGTAGTTCATCGCGGTTCTGAGCGTATACACCGAGGTTGGCGATTGCAGCCCTGATGTCAGCGGCGACCAATGCGTTTCCACCTGCGTCAACAGCCGTGCCGGTCGCAAGCGAGCGGAGGCCGTCGAACTGGAATAGGTGGGTGTTGGTGGTCGCGTTGACTCCACCAGTGTTGTTGCTGGCGTGATATGCACCGTTGATGTTGTCCGCGTAAGACGACGTGATTGTAGTGTCGCCGTTCAGGAACATCTCTTCCTCGTTGAATGCGAGGCGGGATGCAATGTCATCGCGGATCGCAGGCATAATGCCTTGCACACCGTAAGCCACCAACCTGTTGCCGATGGGGATGTTCGCCAATAGGGTCTTCATCTCCAATGTTACTTCGGCGGTTGTGTTGCGGCTCTCAGCGGCTGCTGTGCCTGCCTCTGCGTCGGTCAAAGCGTGGCCGCTAAAGGTCACGCTTCCGGTCACCTTAGGCATTTTGAGGGTGTCGCGGGTCATGCTAACGCTGGGGAAAGCCTGCCTCGCAAACGATCTCTCGTATACCAGTCCGATGATCTCTTCTGCTGTCTCGTCAGGGAGGAACTCAGACCCCGTAGTGGCTGCGGCTCCTGCGAGCGCGGCCTTGAGGTAAGTCACTCCGTCTTTCAGTTCTTCTGCTGTCATTTTGTATTCACCTTGTTTTGTATTGTCTCTCCAATAGGGACTCTGAAATCACTGTTTCCTCCGTGATGCGAGTAGGGTCGCAAGCCATGCTTCGCCCTTAACCTGACCAACCGAACAGTTCCTCTCTTCGGCAAGTTGTGTGAATGCGTCTTGTGGGATCTCCTGAGCGGTTGTCTCTGTGATTGACTTGCGCTCGGGTGATCGGGTTTCGCCATCGGTTATCTCAGCGACTCTGCGCTGGACCTCGGCTTCGATTTCTGCTTCGCGGTCGGCGACTGCCTTCTGCTCCTTGAACTCGGCAACCTGAGCACGGAGTTCGGTAACTTCCGGATCCTCTGTCTCGGTTGTCATCTCCTTCAATGATAGAACGGCTTCAACAATGGTGTCGACCTTATCCTCCAATTCCTTGATCCGGCGCTCGTCGCCATCCAATAGGTCTTCTTCCTCAGGGGATACATCGTCTGCGATGTCCTCGACTGGATCCTCGGTGACCTCGGTGTCCTCGGTCTCCATCTCCATTTCCGATGTCTCCTTGATCTCGGTAACAGGCTCTTCGGTTGTAGGCTCTTCGACAACGAGTTCGTCTTCGTTGACAGTTTCCATGACTGTGTCGGTGCTCATTTTTTCACCCTTGCTGAATACCCACATCGAGAAGGGGTTATTGAAGGAGTCAGGTGCCGCCGATTTTGTCTGCACCCGCATTACATCCTTCACAACATCGAACAACGCCATCGGGTTCGATGGGATGTCGACGACGGATGTTTCAACCCAATCGATCTCGATAAAGCGATGACTGACACGACCATCCTCGTCTGCTGTCCTCTCAATACCATCTGACTTTGCAATGAATCCAATTGAGAATGCACGGATGATTCCCTTGCGAACCTTGTGCACTATCTCCTTTTCTGAACCATCAATCAATGCAGTGCCGATTGGCACTTTGTGATCAAGGCCGGGCCACTCGCCCATTCGAACATCGACCATCTTTCCAATCCCGCCGCGTTGGTGGTTATGGAGGATAATTGGATTCTTCTTGTATTCATCCCACGCCTTCATGACCGCGCCTGGATCTACGATGTCTCCATCCCGATCGGTGACGCCTGATGACACCGGACCTTCAATCAATACACCCTCTCCTAACTCATCCTCACTAATAGATCCTGGATCCTTTACCCTAATATCCGTGGAAGACTCCTTCTTTCCACAGTTACAATCGCAGTCGGCGTCCGGAGATTTGGATGCTGCTTCATCCCGTGCATCACTGTCTTTGCAGGGCAAGTAAAGCGTGCGTCCATTCTTCTCATCCCATATTGTGTGAAAGACAGGAGGGACACAACCGATCTTGCGTGCCTCCGCGATTGCTTCATCGGGAGTGGTGAAAGCAGATCCACCGTTTGGTGACTCGACTGCTTCTTTCTCTTCTGCAAACATCATGCTCTTTTCGACGACCCTGAATGGGACGTTCAACAGTATCATGGTATCTCCCATGAGGGTGCCTACGCGAGACCCGGTTCATAGACTCGAACGCCGCACCGCTTTAGTCCATGAACCCTTGAAGTGCTTCCCCATCACCGCCCGGATCTTGTCCTTATTCTTGAACACCGCAGGTCTGAGAAATGGCTTTGGTGGAACACCCGAGATTGCGATTTTTCGTGCAACAAGAAACGCCGCGTTGTCATCTCCCATCGCGCGTGCAGCCCACGTCTGCAATTCAGAGATAGGAGGCATTCTTCCGGGTGCTCTTCCGAACTCAACGAATGGAGCATAATCCACACCTGTACCTCTCCCACCAAATGCAACCATGACGGTCTTCTTATCGAGAACCATGATCCTACCCGATCTGCGTAATGCACCTGTCCTAACAGGAGCATAATGCTTTGCGTCTTTGAGTATCATTGAAGCGACCTTCAATGTCGCCACATGCTGGTCCTTTGCAATGTCTCTACTGAGCGAGAACAGTGCACCCGCAACCGCTCGTCCATTCGATGGAAACTTCCAAACTTTAGGCATCCACACCAACGTCCACTACGAAGGTCGGCTCCCCTGCTTCAGGATCCTTGACAATCGGGGTCATGGAACATCGACAGTTCGGATGTGCAGGTAGTATTCCTCTTGCTTCTGCTGCGTCGTAAACAGTGTCCTCATACGGGGCGCACAGATCCTTGTCTGTGGTGTCGTCGATGACTACCTGTCGTTGGTAATGCTTGAATCCCATTTTCCCATACGCAGACAGGTGTGCATTCTCCACCACCCGTTGCATTTCTGTTCGGGCGATTCGCTCATAGTAGTAACGAGGATACAAGTCCCCCGCCGGGTTGATATTTCTTCTCATCTCTCCTTCGATCCATTTCCAATTGCGCCCGTCCGAGATTGCAGTTTCGAACACTGTGATCACAGTAGCCCGGTGTGCCCCGAGAGTCTTCGCAAGCGATGGTGCTGTCCATACATTGTTGAAGTAATTGATCGCAGCAAGGTCGTCGGGGTTCATCGCAAGTGCAATGTTGAGATCATCTCCAACAAACTCGAGTGCATCCTCGTATCCCGCTGTTGTCAATCCCCTTGCAACGATTGTCTGTTGCTGGAGTGCATACTGGATCTGTGGATCTAACTGATTCATCGCATCAAGCATGTCTTGTGTAGTGAGTGCTTTGCTGTGAAATGACTTGCCCTGAAATGCAGGGCGAACCGCCTGAATTGCTCTCTCGGCAAACTGAGCCTGTTGATCCTCGAAGCCTCTTAGCAACCTTGCAGTGTGCTTTGAGCGAAGGCGATCCTTTCTGTCGCTCCAATTTGCGTCTCCTGTACTCTTAGAAATTGACTCTAAGAATTGTGTTGGATCTACCTCATCCACCTGTAACGGAGGCAGAGTTTCATTCTCCATAATCTCATCTCGGTTTGGATCTAATTCAGGAGGGGTGTCCCCCTGCGCCGACGCAGAGGGAGGCGACTCTGTTGGTCGGTTGATATTCAACACAGGGGAGACAAAGAATGGATCATCTGCCTCAGCAGTGTCCAGTGATTCCAAATCCAACATTCGACGCGCCTCATTGATTGAGATCGCACCTTCTTGCCGGAGCGATTTGATTGCTGACGCATGTTTCGATAGTGCCTCCGCCCTCTCTGCGTCTCGTGATGGGCGGATGGGTTTGAATCTAACTCTCCAATCTGTGACTTCTAACAGCGGCAACACCTTCGTGTTGATGACGCTCTCTAACTTGCGATGGAACGAATCAATGACATCATACCATGCCTCCAATTGCTGTTCAGGGTTTGCGAGTTTACCGGTCTGCACCCAACCGAGTTTCATCGGTGGGATACCAAAGACCGCGCAAATCTCTTCTCGATAGTAGTACAACTGATCCAGGAATTGTCCCTCCGATGGACTATCAATCAACTTGTGAATGTTGAACCCAGCCCCGCCGTTGACGGTGATGAGGCCATACGGAGATTGACCACCGGATACCTGTTGTTCAATCAAGGCAAGCATCGCACTCATCTCCTGTGTACTGATATCACCAACATTGACCAATGTCTTCGGAAGCATTCCTGAGAACAGGCGACCAATATACTCTGTGAGATTCAGATGGCCCGAGACTACTTTGAGCAGTGACAGAAGTGGTGATTGCCCGTAAGCGCGGCCCTGCCTGAGTTTACCGATGTGAATTATTTTCTCTCTGCTGTAACGTCGAACCGAATCTCCGATGACTTGTACATACGCCATGCTCGGCGGATCAGGGAGACGACCTGTTGGGAACTCAGGGAGTATCCTAACGGAGTCAGCAGCAACAGGCCATATCCCCTGCAATTCGCCGCCATATAGCCAATCATTCGGGGCGACCTCGTTATCGTCGGATCCATCCAATTCAATGTAAGCATCGCCGAATAATTGCAAGTCGTAGATCACGGATTCCAACCATTCGTCTCCACTGTCATCTGTATTAGGAACTCGGAAGAACTCAACCGCGCGACGTTTCTGATCTGAATCTCCTTCTTGCAAATCATCTGTGAGAATAAACTCGTAACCGTTACCCAGCACATCATCCACTGTGCGTCGTAGGATCGCATCAATGACCTCGCTCTTTCTTGCGACCTGTCTCAACAGCCGATAGTCAATATCAGTTTGAAGTCCTTCTGCTTCTCCCGCAGATGAGTGAGAACCGCGCCGGGTATTTTCCGCGATCCGGGCAGCGGTCGTAAGAGCCTTGAGATGCTCTTCGTCCGTTGGGATCTGAGGTGGTTCAATGGTCATTGCCTTGACGGGGCGAGACCGTTCCCAAAAGCGCCAGCGCGAGGCCATGTGTTGCTCTACAAGAGACCGGGTTGAAAAACTCCCTACATCATCGTGCCGAGGAAGTCAGCAAGCATTCCGGCTCCCAATGCGATCGGGAATAGGAGTTTGAGGATCTTGCCGAGATACGATTCTGCGAGATCCATTTTTGTCTCTAATACGATTAGTTTCTCCTTCGAATCCTGAGCCGACTCTTTGAGTTCAGCGATGTCCTCCTGAATGTGAACTAAGTGGTTGTTTTTGATTTCATCCACGTCGGCTGCCAGCCTCTCATATCGACTTGACATTCACGTCACCTCCACCGAGTACCAATCTGTTCCCCGGCTGAACTTGTCGTTGAACCCGAAGGTCGAGAATATGTCATACGTACCAGCAGGGACTGCGATTGTCATGTTGACATAGTCCCAATTCTGATAGTACGTTTCGTATGTGAGTGCCTCCTGGATCCCAGCCCACTCACCTGTCTCATTGGTTGTGTTGTGATAGAAGGTCCAGATCACAGTCAGGTTGTGTGGTGCATCGTCGCAAGTTAAAT